TAAAGTAGCTAAATCAAACCAATCGTGAGCATGTTCTAAAAGTACAGAGGCAGCCAAAGGTCGCCACCATTCTCTCTTTTTAAATTCGTTTACAATATCTTTTGCATTTTTGTTTCTTGGATCAAATAGGATAGATCTATTACCTAAAGCTCTAGGCCCCCATTCACTTGACCCTTGAAATATAACAAGGGGTTTTTGTTCTAGAATTAAATCTACAGCTTCGTTAACATCTTTTATTATATTCATGATAATATAAATGAGCTCCTATTGATATTCCACCATCCCAAGCTATTGGATCTACAAAAAAATTTAAGTTAGGATATTTTTTTACATATTTAAAATTGTTAGTACAGTTTAAAAAATAACCACCACTTAATATAAAGTTATTTAAGTTTTTGTACTTATATGCCTTTTCAATTATTTTACAAGTTTGCTCAAAGGTTTCTTCCTGTAATTCTTTGGCTCGTGTAACTTTAGAATAGTCTAAGTCATATTTTTTTTTACTGTCAGCGTAAGCTGCTAAACCCATTACCTTTCCTGCGTCTTTACCACCTCTAAAACCTAATTGAAAACCTACACGATTAAACTCATTAGCTCCTACACTTAATGCACTAAATTCACATTCAGTGCCATTTATATTTTTTACTATTACAGGAGCATAGCCATGTTTCCATGTGCCATCTAACTCTAAGAAACTTCTACAAGAATAATGACACCATAATTTTTTAACAAAGTTATTACTTACATAATAAATACTTTGCATTTCTTGATAACCAGGTTTATGGGTTTGAGCACCCCCTGCATCTATGACAATAGCCATTGCTTCTTTAAAAGGTGAAAAATGTTTACCACATAAGGCATGATAAACATGATGTTCATTTCCCGTAAAAAAGTAAGGAGGATTATCTAACTGTTGTTGAATTTTTTTTATTACAACCTCATCGTTGTCTTTGCCATACCATTCACTGTTTCTTTTATCATAGGATCCATAACATACAAAATCAGGTTTGAAATTTATATTTTTTAATAAAGATAAGTAAAATGAATCTTTACCAGTTGGTTCCCAATGTTTATCAAAATTGTACCTATCTTCGTACCATATGTTTATTAATTCATGATCTTTAAAATATGCAACAGATGCTTCATGAGAAATGTTAATACCTAAATAGTTCATAGTACATTACAGCCTAATACAATCCTATTTTTAGTTTTATTGTTTTCAGTTCCATGCACTAACCAACTTGGGAATAATAAAAGCTTTCCGTTCTTTGGTTTAAATTCAATATGATCATATGTAAATTCAGTGTTTCTTTTACTCATTGTGTTTCTTAAAACATAACTATGAGGATTATAGAAAATTAAATTAGAGCTATCTTTATCGACATTTATATAAACAACGACTGACAGTGTAGATAATGCATGCGCATGTTTGAATAATTTACTGTTTTTACCTTCAACATTAAACCAAGAGTTAGACATCTCTCCTCTTAAAATATAACCTACGTCTTCTGCATATTTTATACAAAGATCAATAATTTTTTCTTTTAATTTATTTTTATTAATATGACTTAAAAAGCATTCTAGACTATGAGTTGATTTACCTTTTTGTATTAAAGATATTTCTTTTAATAAATGTTTATTATTTGAAATAATTTTTTTTATTTCATTACATTCTTCAGTGCTTATAAAATCGTCATATTCAAGGACTGGTGTTGGAAAAAGTTTGTATTGTCTTATCCCCATTTTTTGCACTCTCTTACAGCTGTTTTTAAATTAGATCCATTCCTCATTCTTATTTCTTCAAAAAAGGCTATTAAAATACAACGCTCTCCTCCAAACTCTTGAGCTGCATGTTGTTGGTTACAATCAAAAGCAAACATTCTGTTAGGTAAAAAATTTACTTTCATCGTGCAATCGAATTGAGAGTTGTGTTGATTTACAAGTTGAGATAAATCTTTTTTCATTTGCCCTTTGTTTCCAGATTTTTTATATGCTTTAAATTTTTCATTTACGTATCCATCTCTGTTATATGGGAATGCTTTAGGTTTATAAAGGTTTGTACCACCAGCACTATTACTTCCAGATATATATATAATTACACTTAATTCGTCATCATCTTGATGAACAAAACCTGTTCCTGAAATAGGTATTTTTTGAAATTGCATTCTTGCACTCCACATCAAATCTTGATAGTTCATAGGGTATAAAGCTTGAAGTATTTTATAAGAAGTCATTTCAAAAAAAGGTCTATTGATATGTGAAAGATATTCTGATCTAGATCCAGGCCATGCTCCATCAGATGGGTGGTACTTTACGTTATTTGATAAATTTACGACAGATTTAAAGTCATTAAAAAAATCATCAATTATTATACTTGGCCATCTCATATTAAAAATAATTTAAATTTATTACAATTCTTTCTGGTGTATCTGTTTGACTTACCATTCGATGTTGTATGTTTGAATTAAATATGACTATTTGATTTTCTATAGATTTTATCTTTTGATCACCTATCAAAGTATAACCATTACAGGTCGTTAAATAATATATTGCTGTGAATGAATCTAAATCATTAACATCTGTATGCAGGTCTGATTTGTAGGCTTTTTCTTTTGCTAAAGTAAGGTTAGCTCGTATTTGTATAATAGCTTTCATATCTAATTTTTTTACTAGAGGTAAAACTAAATTATAGTGATCAGATTGAATTGTATGTAGATTATAAAAGCAATGATTTAAAAAGGGAGCATCATTCCAAGTCATATGACGTTTATAAAACCAATTACAATCTCCTAGAAGAAATTGTTGTAAGTTAACAAAATCTTTTTTATTTAAGAAATTTTTTATCGTTTTAACCATGGTTTTGTCGGAAAGTATTTGGGTAGACCTTTAGAAGGTCTCTTATCTAAGTGCATTTTTCTATTGCTTTCTGTATCTTCTATATAATGTAAAAATACTTGAGCACACATTTCTCCTTTAAACTCTTCTCTCCAATGTTCTAAATCGGCTCCTTTATATAATAGCATGTCACCAGGTTTTAAATTAACTCTAACACCTTTTGTATTTTGACTTTCATAATACCTGCCATTTTCACCATCTTTAAAACCACCTATAGTTTTATCAGTTTCAATAAATATTGGCCATGGATCACCGCCTAAATTTAGAGTTGTTGAAATTTCACATTCAGGTCTATCTTTATGTCTATGTAAGACATCACCATAATTGTAAAGTCTAGTATATGCATATGTTTCTAATAATTTTAAACCTGTCCACTTTTCCATTTTAGGTTTTATTCTTTCTAGTAAAACTTCCATAAGAATATCTCCATAATTAGACCATGCTCCTGGTACCTGTCCATCTTTCCATGTTCCATAAAAAGCTGTTTCAGGTAAAAGATAACGCTCGTTATATAAATGCGCTGCTGCTGTTCTTTTTAAAAGTAAATATTCTACACATAGTTTAGCTATCTGTGGATCAATTACTTTTCTTTTAACATCATATCCTAATTTATTAAATTTCATTATCTAAAAGGTTTACCACTAACCCAACAGACTAATGAGTACCTCTCCCCTTTTGTGACTGGTCTTACTTCATGTAATGTATAACTTGGAAACAAAGTTACATAACCTTGACTTTTATTTACTATCATAGGTTTTGGTCCTTGGTGTAATAATAAATCCCCACCCTTATATTTTTTTGGATCTGATAATTGAACAACTGCAGAAAGTTTTCGAACAGTTCCACCAAATATTTTATCTAAATGAGCTTGATATTTACCATCAGGATGTTTGTAATGAGTAAATTGTAAAGCTTCAGTTATACCGAATAGGTCAAATTTGAAATATTGATTATTAAAATCTTTTATTATGTTAGCTAATCTTTCAAAAATCCATCTAGATTCATCACATAGACCTAACCAACTTATATTACTTTTTCTTACATCTTGCTCGTCACTTAAGACAATACCTTTTTTGTTTTTAAAAGAGTTACCGTATTTAATTATTTTCTCACACTCATCTGGAGTAAAAGCTTCTTCTACATGGACAACATGAGATACATAGTCATAGTCAAACGACCAAACAGAACCTATGATATTTTCTTTTTTACTCTGTTTCATTAATGGCTATATCAAATCCTAATACCATTCTATCTTTTTCACTTTGATTTACAGGTGCAAAATGTTCTATACAAGCAGGGAATATAATTAAATCACCTTCTTCAATATTAGGGTATGGTGCAGTAAATTCTAAATCACCTGTCTTTAAATTAGGAAATGGTTTTTTAAAAATAACTGGTGAATGTTTTTTCGGATCAAAATCAATAAAAAGAATAGCTGTAAAACCTCTGTCACCATGGTGATGCATTATTTGATCGTTTCCTTTTTTATAATTAACAATCCAAGCTTTAGTTATTTCTATATTTTTCTTTATGTCTTTTGTAAATTGACTTAACTCATCAGAAAGTAAACTAGTTACTTGTTCTTTAAATTTTAAATGCTTATAAGGCAAACAAGAAAAAAGAAATGTATTAGTATAATAATTCTGTACACCTTTTTTTTCTAACGGAAATTTTTTAACCAACTCCTTAATTTTTTTCTTTTTTGTTTTAAAACTTTTTAATTTATATCTCCAGTGAGGGTAAATTATTAAGGGCTGTTTCATTTGTTTATTTTCTCCATAAAATCAATCATCTTATACAACTTCTTTTTTGTATTACTATAATTATCTAAATAAGACAACTGTTTTTTCCAAAGCTCTTCGTAGTACTGTGGATCAAAGGTTTTATGGTAAATTATATCTTTAACACAGTTTTTTAATTTTAAAGGATATTTTATGTCGGCTTCAAATATTTTATTCCAATAAGAATTGTAATTGTTTTCAGTCTTTGAAAGAAACATAAGATAATTTTTTTCTGCTTCATTATCTATTTTTCTGCATTCCTCATTAAAATAATTTTTATACATTTGAGAAAAAATAATTCCGTCTTCAAAGAGATCAACAAGTTTAAAAACTTTTTTAATTAAAATATCTAACGGGTTATCAACCAAAGGCTCTATAAAGTTATTGTTATAAGTAAAATCTATTACATCTTTATTATAATAATTATAATTAGAATTTTTAACTATATCTTCTATATCAAAATGTTTGTAATAAATTCTATGACTTTTTAATATGTGATCTCCTATTACAAAAGTAGCTTGTTTACCTGTTATAAACTGTTTATTAAAAAAATAATTTACTTCAATTCTATTCCATAGATATCTCTCCATGAGATAACCATTATCTTTAGCTATGTAACATTTAGAATTAATTATTTGTTCTTTTTTATTTCTATAAGGAAATGAAGCTGTTATTACAGAATTATTATAATGTGTTTGTTCAGATTTGTGTTTAAATATATCTTCTGAACAATCTATGTATAAACCAGCTTTTAAAGGCAAACCTCTGTTAACGGATGTTTCTAAAAATTTTATGTAACCATTTTCTTCGTAGACAATATTTTTTACATTACAATCTATTATTCTTCCCTCTAACTTTTCTCTAAATACATTTTTAAATAAAAAGTTTGTTGCTTTTACAGAGTCAAAAGTGAATGCGTAGTCATCATTAATATTTTCATCAATTAAATTATTTAATATTTGATCTGACAATTTGGAAGTATAATTAACTTCTTCTTCTGAAGTCATATTAGGATTTAAAGCTTTTTTATATATAATACTATCTTGATTTGTTTTATCATTTGTTACAAGTTTTAGACTACCTTTTTTAAAAAAATTTCTATAGACAGAACCTACAATAGGAGTTCCGTTAGTTTCTTTTAAGAATTGTTTTACTGGTATGTCATTTAAGTCTAAAATAATTTTAATTAATTTACTATCAACAACAATAGGAACATTCGATCTTTGTTTTTTTAAATCAATAATTCTTACGTCTGCGTTGTAACCAAAAAAGTTTCGTAAAATAATTGCAGTTACTACTGCATAAATATTATAACCTAATATATAAATTGTTTTCATATTTTTAATTTTTTTAATTTTGATTTAGTACCTAAAGTACCTGTTATAAATACATTAAAAGCAATTGACTTTCTACTGTCTAAATTAGTATTTATTTTAACAGAATGTTCTAAGTCAGATGGAAACAAGATTATTTCGTTTGGTTCTAGATTTTCAAAAAAAGTATCAGTATTAAAATGGTTAAATGTTTTTTTATCAATCTCTATAACTGAATCTAAATTTTTATGAAAAAAAATTGTGGCTGGAGTTAAGTAAAAAACTCCCGACACTATTGAATTAGGATGCTTGTGTCTGTGGTGTTTTTGATTAGGTTTAGTCACGTTATACCAAGATTCTGTAATGTATGGAATTATTGGATCTGCAGGGCAAATAATTTGTTTAAAATAATTATTAACTACTATTTCAATTTCTCTTTTTAATTTTTTTAATGGTTGTTCATGTAATATATAACTATTTTGAGAAGATAAATTAAATTCGTTATCTAATAAATCTAATGAATCTAAAAACTTTAACTCTTTGGATGTAAGTTTTCTTTCTAAAATAGATTTATATAGCGGTGTTGGAAAAAGCCCTTTTATTTCTTCTCTCATAAAAAGAAGACTGTATAGGATTTTTTAAAAATGTCTAGGCGTAAGGATTCGGTGGTTGACTAGCAGGATCGTAAGGAGTCACTGAATCAGCATCTAAAACCCATGCAGAACCATCCCAATTGTAATTTTGAATATTGCCCGCTTCACTGTCTATTTCTACTTTAACCCAAACACCAGTTTGAAAATCAAAGTGAACCATGTCATTAGCTGGTTCAGGATTTGCCACAGGATTTACCCATTCTAAAGTTGAATTACTCCATACAAAAGATGAATGTGGGCTTACTGGTTTGAAAAAATTATTTTCAAAGCTACTACCATTTGCAGCTTTTCCTGTATAAGCTGGCACGTCAGAAGGATCTCCTACCCAAGTTCCTGACTCTAAATTATTTAAAAAAGTAGCTCCTTTAGATTCATCGTAGGAATCATTAGTAAAACAATCTTTTGAGTCTACTACTTTAGAATCTACTACAACATTTGATTCGATTTTGTAAAATTTATGTAAACTCATAATTACGCCGTTGATAGTGATCTATATCTGACTATCACTACTCCATTTGCTGATGTACATGGACCACCTCTTGATGATGGTGCTCCTTTTCCATAAATTGTTTGAACACTTGGACCAATTGGACCCCAACCTGATGGGTTAGAAGATTCACCTGTTCCACCTCCACAATAAGTATATGGAGAACCTGTGATGTCGTTATCAGTTCCTGGACCTCCAGGGCCTGCAGCAAAACCTCCGCCATTTTGTCCAGAGCCGCCGGCTCCTCCGCCGCCTCCGCCTCCAGAGAATGGTCCGCCCATAGTTGACCCTCCTGGATTTCCTTCAGGTGGTGAGTAGCCTCCAGCATTTCCAGAGCCTCCTGCTCCTCCTCCCGATCCTCCAGGATTTCCGGTTCCTCCACCAGCTGTGGCAGAAATACCGTTGAATGATGAGTTACCGCCATTTCCTCCAGGGGAACTTGTTCCTGATCCCACTGTTACAGGATAAGTTTGTGCTGCGATGGTCATGTTGTAAGCACCGTTGGCTCTATAGCCTCCGCCACCTCCGCCACCTGCAGATCCTGCATGCGATCCATTTCCACCACCTGCAGCGACTAAGTATTCAACTTGGTCGTCTCCGTTATCTCCTAGTTTTTCAACTACAAAATCTCCAGATGATTCAAATAAATTGATAGCGTAGTCGCCATCGTAAGTTAATGTTCCGCCATTAGCAACTATACCTGGTAAGGCACCCCCACCAGTAAATCCGAAACCTTTGGCACTTCCTGATCCGAAACTTCCTAATATTGGCATTTAACTCCTTTTAGTTATTATGCAAATTGTGTTTGAGAAGCTAACACTGTAAATGCAGCATCTCCTGTCTTTATAACAGTATATACATATGAGTCAAGAGAGTTAGTATTTCCTGAATCAGGAGCTGATCCTCCTTGCCATTCAGGAGTCACAGATGATCCATCAATTTGTACAGCTGAATTGTAATAAGCTGTTCCGCCTTGTTTTACAATGTGAGCTACTGTTATAGACTCTCCAGCATCCATAATACTGTTTAAAGAATTTGATCCATCACCTCTAATGTTTAATGTCCAGTTTCCTGTTGCATCAGAAGTAAAGTTCCAAACTGCTTGTGTAATAACATCGTAGTTAACAGTTCCTGTAGCAGCAGTTGCTTCAGTAGTAACTTTTTCAGCAGTTTGTTGAATTTTTGCAGCACCTAAAGATACTCTTCCAACACCTTTTCCAGCAAAACTTAGATCAATGTTAGAATCACCACCCGTCGCAGTAACGCTTGGAGCGTTTCCTGTTGCAGCGTTAGTTACATCAATTTGGTTTACTGCAGATGCTGTAGTTTGGAATGTAATTTGTTCATTACCGTTTTCGTCTTGAATTCCATGAGCATCATCAATTTTAATATTTTGTGAGTTAGTATCTAAATCTCCACCAAGCTGCGGTGAAGTATCTTCTACAAGATCTTTTAAGAAAAATACATCAACTGCATTTGTACCGTCAACATAAATAACGTGAGTTTTTCCCTCAACAAGCGTTACACCTGTTCCACTGACAGTTTTAAAAGTTAATGAATTTCCTGATCTTGTAGTACCATCTACAACAATGTATGTTTTTTCTATTCCATCTGGAACAGTTACAACTCTAGTTCCTGCAAGAGTTCCTGTTAATTTAAGAACTGCATTTCTTGCATTTGATATTGTTGCATTAGTCATCGCAAGAGCAACGTCTGATGACGCTACATCTATAGCTTCATAACCTGCAATTGCTTGTTGTACTAAGTTTAAGTTTGTATTTGTTTTATCGCCCCATGTACCAGAGTTTTCCCCTGTTACCATCAGCTCTAATTTTAAATCTGTTGAATAACTTGATGCCATAATTTTTATCCTTTTTTATAATACTTTAATTTTATTTCTATTACGCTGCCTTGTCAACAACCGTCCAAGTAGGAGCAGTTCCTGGATCTACAATAGCCCATGCGTTTAACCCTATTGTACCGGTTGAGAAGCTACTTGTCACTCCTGTAGGTGTAACTAATACACTTAAACCTGCAGTTGGAACACCCATAACAGTAGTTAATTGAAGGCCTGTAGGGCTTGCTATTGTATTAGGTGTAGCGTCTTCATTTCCAAGCGAAGCGGTTAATTGTTGACCTGTTAAAGTCAAGTCTGCATTTGCAGTTATAGATATTGTACCCGTAGTAGAATTTGCTTGATTTCCTGTAATGTCTGTATCTGGTGCAGGGTCAACTGTTCCTTCGTTTGCAGTCATTGACATATCAACAGAAGCTTGTCCCCAAGACTGTGCACCCCAAGCAATTTCTGCACCCCAACCTGGAGTGAATAAAGTCGATACATCTACGTTTACTGAAACATCAACATCTGTTACAGATATTCCTCCCCATTCAGTTGTTGATGCTCCCCATGTATCTTGACCCCAAGATTCTCTTACTCCTGAGTCAACAGTTAAAGATTGTCCTGTAACTGAAACTTCAGCCCATTCTCCTTCTGCACCCCAAACTTCAGTGCCCCAATCATCTCTACCCCAACCTTGTTCATTGTAAGCTAAAACTGTTCCTAATGATGTTGCTAATTGAACACCTGATGGCATTGTATCTGGTGCTGGATCAGCTGTACCAACAGCTGTATTTAAAGATGATAATGGATTCTCTTGTAAGAAAACCTCTACTGCGATTTCTGTAGTAGCACCTGCCCCTGTTAGTGTTAAAGATTGTCCTGTAACTGAAACTTCTTGGAAAACTCCAATATCAACTGATCCTGTTCCACCCCATCTTGTATTATAATCAGACCATGTGCCTGCTCCCCAAGCATCTTGATTTGATTCTGATGAAATAGTTAATTGATTTCCAGTTGCACGAACATCACCAAAAATACCCCAAGCGTTTTCACCCCATGCTTCACCACCCCAACCAGAATTTATTTCTCCGTTGATAGTAACTGAATTTACTGAAGCACTTAATGAATTTGAAGAAGGTATTACTTGTCCATAACCATTCCAAATGTTAGCTCCCCAAGTTAATCTACCCCAACCTTGATTAATTTCACCTTCTACTGTTTCTGTACCAATTGATATTGTTAATGGATTTCCTGTAGCAATAACTGAGTTGTTACTTAAGTCACCCCAAAGATTTGCACCCCACTGTTTACCACCCCATCCTTGTTCAGGAAATGCTACAGGTGGGTTTAAAGATAATTGTAATCCAAAACCAGAAACATTTGCTTGTGTATTTGGAAGATCTCCCCAATTACCATTTCCATAAGATAAACCACCAAATCCTTTGTTAGGAAATGCAGCTACAGAACCTAATGAAGTAGCTAAAGTTACAGCAGTTGGAGAGACAAAAGCCTCATCTTGATTACCCCAAGAATTTACACTCCACGCTTGTGCTCCCCAAGTATCTTGAGTAACATCAAAAATACCACCCATACCAATACCATGCACATAACATAGATAATAAAAATCTGTTTCTGACGAAGGAGTTATTTCAACGTATCTTGTTGTGGCTGCATTAAAAGTTGTTGTGTTGGTGTAATTAGACTGATTGCTTGCACCATCTAAATAGTAAGTCACACCTGAAGAAATAATTCCAGAGGTGTTTGTGTTTGTAGAAAAAATTAATGGGTGAAAATCATTTGAACTATCGCTCTGTTCAAATCTTAAAGTTGCGCCTTGAACCCAACTTATAGTTCCAGGACCTGTAGAGTTTCTAGCACCGTCTAAATAAAAGACGTTGCCTGTACCTCCGCCATAAAGGTTACCCGACGCTACGGTAACTGTGTAAGTTAATTCTGCCATAGCATCGGGCTCCTAAATTATGCGATTCTTAATATAGCGGCGCTCGATGTAAAGTTTGGAAATTGAATTGTAAAAGTTCCAGAAGTTGCAGTTTTATCCGCACCAAAATCTAAAACACAAACTGCTTTGTTAGCTTCAGTTGAATTATAGATTAAAGCACCTCTCGCAGTAAGTGTTACTCCTGTGAAAGATAAATCTGCAAAGTCTACAATCGCGACTCCGCCTGTTGCTAATGAAGTTTGTTGTGATGCTAAAGTTCCACCTTTTGCAGCATACTGTCCAGAAGCTGCAACTTCGTTACCTGTTGTGTAAGAAGTAGTTGCTGAACTTAATGTTGCTTGTGATGTGTATAATGCTAATTTAAATACGTCGCCGCCATTTTCTAAATCATGAACTCCTTCTAAAAGTTCTTTTTTAAATGAATTGGCTACTGCTTGTGTAATTGCCATGTTGTTTTCTCCTTTTAAAATCTTTAATTATTTGGTGAAGGTGAAGGAATTTTAACCCTTGGCACTCCATCCGTATACTCGTCTCTACGTCTTCTGCCCATTTGCTCCAACGCAAAACTTTGTATAGATACATTATACTTGTCTGAATAGATTTTGTACATATCCATAGGTCCTTTTAAGAACTCATAAGCTTGTACCATTACTGCGTTAAATAATAGATCAGGAGCATTTTTTGACACGTAAGTTTCTGTATTTGTAGATGATAGAGCATCTGGTGAATATATATAACTCAATTGGACTTGATATTGAGCATCAGGGGTAGGTGCCATAATGACCGTATCTTCTTTCCAATTAGCATAATATTTTGGCACTCCCGTAGCTCCTGTTGAATTAAATTCAAAAATAAAACTTGTATCTCTCTTATCTAAATATTCTTTAGTCGTCGGTGATTGTGTAGAATCAAACACTAACATTGATCTTACTATAATAGATGATCTCGTAGATGAGGTTGCTGGAGAACTCGGTAAAAGCAAGTATGGTGAATTTATGTTTAAATTGGCTGTCGCATACTGCCTTGTATAATCAGCATCAACTTCTCTAAAAATACGAAGTTCAGCATCTCTAATCATTGATTGTAAAATAGAATCACTTAAAACAGAGCTACCAACTTCTGTATAATCTCTAACCTTTTGTAATAATTCTGCGTACGTCATGTTATACTAATTGTAACACTCCCTACTGAAGAATCTACCTGTCTCTTCTTATTTTCTTCTAATGGATCTTCAGATGGTTGCATACCATTAGATGTAAATTGACCTGGCCAATATTGTGGGTCTAAATAAACTGTTACAGGCGCAGGTCTTTGCGGTCTAGCATTCCATAGTGCAACAGGATCCGCCGTATGAGGTTTTGGATCTAATTGAGGATGCTTTGCTTCAAATTCAGATGTGTGAACCCACGAACCATTCCATTCTTTCACCATTTCTCTGTAGGGAAAAGCTTGTCCTGATCTATCGGATATTGATTGTGAATATTTACCCTTAGCGTAAGCCATTATGATCCTTGTGGGTAGTAAACATTAGGAGAAATATAAACAGATGTTCTTTGTCCATCTTCTTCTAATGCTCTTTTTAATTCATCTTCATATAATAATTTTAATGCTTGTATTCTATCAGGTGCAATTTTTTGTGATAAATAAAAAGCCAATCCAGATACCATACATGGAAAAAATCTAAAAGGCATATCAGCTGTATTTGTATAAGCACCTACATCTTCGATTCTTGCAAGATAATAATAGAATATGTTAGTCACTGCGCTCGTATCAGGAGCCAGATATAAACTAATAGTTGGTGTTAGTTGTCTATCAACATAATATTGAGAAGGAGTTCCCGTAGCAGTCTTATTTGGTATTGCTATGTATTCTGATCTGGAAACTTTAGTTAAAGTTTGTTGATTACCACCTGAAACAGTTACGACAGCTTCAAGTACATCATTACAATCACTTGGTGCATTGTAAGTAACTTGACCGTTTACTAATGTTTCTGTTTTTGATTTTACTTTCCAGAGATTAATTCCTCTGTTGCCCCATTCAGAAAATAAAAGATTTAAACTTCTTCTGGCAGATTTAATATCATTACCAGAATTAGTTCTTACACCGCATCTTTCGTAAGCTTCTTCGATAACCTCATCAATCGATGGATTAAAACTTGTAGTTCCTGAACTAGCCATTTCATCCTATGCTTTTTTCATCATTTTGCCATACTTGGCTTTGCCAACTTGGCCTGTCATTTTATAATTTTTATGACCACCGCCTGCTGCCATTCCACCTGACATTTTTTTCATCATCTTAAAATCTTCTGCATCGATTCTGCCATTTTTATTTTTGTCTAACTTTTTTTGATTACCTTTAAGTGCCATTACATTACTCCTTCAAATTTTCCTCCCTTGATAGCGATACCCATACCACCACAAGATAGTTTTTGTATTTTTGGTTTTTGTTTTTGTTTTTCCTTATCCTCTTTGACAGACTCTCTAGCCTTTCTAAGAGCTTCTAAGTATTTTTTATATTCTGTTGCTTCTTCCATTATAAATCTATCATACCACCATAATATAGTTTAGTAAATGTACCCTTTGATGCGTAGGTCTTAACATTTGTAGGTTTTGGTCCCGTATTACCTGCACTTCTTTTTCTGCTGACAGCACTCGCCTTTTGCGAACTTGACATCGCTGTGGCTTTTGCAAGTGGTACGCATTTTGGATATTTTCTTTTTGATCCACTTGCTGACTTCCTTCCACAAGCTTGATATTTTCCATCCTTCTTCGGGGCTCCAATGTCTACCCACTTTTCTTGAAACCATTTCTTAAGTCCTCCTTTTTTCATGCCCCCTGCTGGAACACAATTTGGAACCATACGGTTCCCTTTTTTCTTCATGCCTTTTTGGACATAACCTTCCCAACATGAGCCTCGTTCACTCATTTTAATAAGTCACCATAATAATCAACTGAACTTGGATTTGATAATTTTATATCAGCTGAGTCATGTTTTATGAATTTACCTGAATAAGCTTCTATTACTTTTGGTTTATTACCTAAGTTAAAAGTTCCCTCTTTGCCTAGAGGATAATCATACTCCATTCCTTGTTTATTAAACTTATCTTTTTTAAATTTTTTTTCTGATTTAGCGTGTAAGCCTTTATTTGCTTTTTTAGGACCCCAATCTTTTCTTTTTGTACCCGATGGATCTTTTATTTTACCTGCACAAATCTTACTAGCGTATGCGTTCGCATATGCACTGGGATAAACTTTGAATTTTCTTTTAGCGGCCGCTTTGCCTCTAGCACATAGTTTTGTCATTGTCTTTAAGCCTCTTTCGGTTGTACAACTTCTTAGATTGTATCACTTTAGGCTTAAACAGTAAATGTCCTAGAGAGAGGATTCTTTTTATTGGATTTTTTGGCGTATAATTTCTTTTTTTCTTTTTTCTTTTCATCTTTGGCACCTCTTAACTTGCCATCAATCTGTTGTGTCATTTGTGATCTACTTATTGTCATACTAAATTTCTCGCACTTCCTGTTATTGGTTTATATTTAGTTTTTCCTTCAAATTTGTAAGCATGCAAAAACTGTGCACGTCTTCCTTCAGGTATCCAGCTGCAGTGGATCCATCCGCTATTAGGTTCACCTGGAGTATAGAATTCGAGAATCAGCTGGTCTGGTTCAAGGTTCTTATATATCCAATCTGCTAGTTCTGCATTGTCTACGCCAATACATTCGAAATCTGCCGCCTCTGCTTTTGAGTGCTGGCTGTTGACCGAGCTGCCGATAGCATGGCACAGCTCAGGGCTACGAAAACCGCTAGTCACCTTTACCCTGCCAAAATGGTCACGCACTGGTTGCAAAATATTTTCACACAATGCTTTTAATTTTTCTATTTGTTCTGCATTAG